GGATACTGGACAGCTCCGAATATGAAGTATTCTATTCTGGCATGACCGCCAATGGGCGGTCATGCCCGGAAACACTGGAGGTAATCCAACTTCCACGTATCTGACATACAACGGACTCCTCAAGATCATCTTTGCCAGTGGGAGACTTTAATCCAGAGTTGTTGAGTAAGCTTCAGTATAGGTAGGTGTTCATTCACGGGGACTGTCCTATAGTAGGACGATTCCAATAATCCAATAATATATCAGAGCTTTTCCACGATGTAGCGACATTGAATTCGTCCAAGGCGTTAAGAGCTATAATTGCTTGACATGTAAGCGTTGATCTTTGACTCATACAAATTCAGGTCGTAAAGGGTTAAGTTTTTATATCACTCGTGGGGATATAAAAAATATAAAAATATAGAATGATACGGACTGTACATTTCATCACTGTTTACGGGGCATTTGATTACATTTGGTAGTCCATACAACACAATAAATTCATATTCTTTCTAGAATATGAATATACATACTTCTGTAATTTAAAATGATACGGAAACCTAAAGCGGTTAGAGTACAGGAAATCCAAGTGCAATGGTTAAATGTAACCATGTATCCGACTTTTGATAGTCCCATATGGCTCCTATAGTGACCTTTTTCAGGCACCATATTCCTCCATACAGCCAGCTCGCCCGAAGGCTTACTGGGGCCCGACTGAACATTGAGCCAGCTCCGCCACACCGTAGTGCCGCGTTCCTGACCGACGAGTGACCCAGTCTGTAGCGATCCAAAAGGGACGTCTCTCGATGTCCTTGAACCGACGGTCTTACCCACACCCCTTTCCCTGAAGGTGTGACCTTTGACCGTTTTCACTCGCCTAGCCTGTTCAGCACAATACCTGTGCCTAGGTGGGGACCGTCATCCCCGTACCACCACAACCCCACCAAGCCGTTTCCGGCCCGGCCCGAGGTCATGGCCGACTAGATGCTACCAGGGTATCATGTTTTTTCATGATTCATTAGCAACAAGCAACCATCTGAGGACCCATCGATCCGTGTTGCTGCTGCCTCGGGATCTCGCGATCCCACCCGCACCTGTTGTGGAGCACTTTCTTTTCTCCACCAGAAATTCTGATAATGTTTGTATTGAGACCAATGATGATGAACTCGAAGGTCTGTGCGTAGTCTTGACCTGAACCAGCGGCACCAGTACCACCAGCACCAGTAACAGAGGCTGCAGAGGCAGCAGGTACAACGCTCACGTTGGTCAGCTTACCGTAATTGGTAGAACCAAGGGGATCGACATTGTGGAATGCCAGAGAGTAGGAGTACAGATGGTACCCGGTTGGCTCTGGAATACTGGGAGCCTTGTAGTAGGGTTCAACGAGAGAGTAATAGTCTGAGCCCATTTGATTGAGACGGTTGGTGTTTTCGTAAGTGAAGGTAGTATTGGCAATTGGATCGAATGACCCAGATGGTTCGAACACAACCACTTGAGGACCTGGAACAGGGGATGCTGACGTATAGTTTGACCAGATGTTGCTGTTTGTGATGTTCCTGACCGCGAAGAAGAGAGCCTTGATGGAATGTGAGAACCTAATGTCGTAGCTCTGGGTAGGATTTGTGAGTGGTGTGAAGTTTTGTCGTGGGGCTGTCTGTACCTGTTCGATGAGGATATCTCGGGGTGCGCAGGCCATTCGTTTACGCTCCTCGTTGGACACGATAGAGTAATTGGCCCAGACCTGGATGTTGGTGAGCTCTGGAGCGGCGGCGATGTCTGTGCCTACGACTGGTACAACAGATGGATTTACTGTTGGGACGGGGACGCTGTTGTCGAGGATGAGCAGTTCGTTCCAGTTGCGGAAGTTGAATGAGATGCGCATCTCATTGTAGGGTAGGGCAGCAGTGGGAAGAGCAACACCGGTGTCACGAGTAAAGAAGAAGGGAAGAGGTAGATTGAGGTTTTGACTGACCAGGGGGTCACCAACAACATGGGGAGCGATGAGGCTGTCTACATTACCGATCATATTGTCGTAGCCCACACGCTTGCTGGCGCTCACGGTGAAAGCGGACCAGAAGTCGAGGAAATAGTTGTCGAATCGTTCGGCCACCAGATCGTTGAATGAGATACACGCCTCTCTGATCAGGTTGTGCATGAAGTTACGAGTCCAACGAATCCTACCATTGGCGCCAAACTGATTGCCCTGTAGCAGGGTAACTTCGGGGATGGTAAGACGGAGCCATGCCTGTAGGAGGTAGTCGCCAGCTCTGGAGATGGAAACTGACCATTCCTGGTTGAAGCCAGCTGCACCCGATGAACGGGACAGGATGACCGGTACCTGAGTGAACCAGGTCGATTTGCGAGTCTCTCTCACAAAATACGCAAAAGCCTGGTTAGAGCCATATTGGTATTTCTCGATCTCGTCAAAAGTGGCAAGATCAATAAACCCACTAGTGATATTTGATCCAGTAGTCGTCATTTTTAGATACCGAAGATAAATAATTTTTACATACATATCATGAAGCTCAACAACACAATGACATGACAGATGATTCATGAATCATCTACAGACATGATCTCGTCGAAGAACCTAGACGTCCCATCGTCGAGATGGGCGCTACTCTGCGCTGCCATAACTCTGCGTTGCGCTTCCTCATGAGCCGCTCCTGCAACTCTGTTCTGAACGTGAGCACAGAGTCTGTAAAGGCATTGTTAGCTAGCTGCCTGTACTCATCACCATCGCTAACACTCATTGCTTTATCTGGACCGTACGTGTTGGCCCATGGAAACACATCGACTTTACTACGTGTCACGTAGTTAGGCATCGTGATTGCATCCACATCATCATAAAAGAACCTGGGACGACCTGTCAGCTTATCAATATAAGATCTATAACTGGTTCCATACCCTGTGAACCTAGGATCATAAACATTGGTATGATCTTGTCCGATAGGTTCCTCCTTGATCTGAGGGGTGATGATGGTATTGCTCGGATCGCGCATGGTGTACTTAATCATGTCATCGGTCTCCTGCACCTCAGTGGGACCCCACTGCTGAGTGTACGATATACCGATATTACTCTGGATCGGCTCACCTATATGAGACTTCTGGAAGACGCCTGGTTGGAGGGTTTGTGTAATAATGTTATCACGTCTAGGACTCTCAAAACAGGGGGAAATCTGAGGTTCGTCATCTTCCTCCTGTTTTCTAGGTGTCATGGCAAAACGATTCGTCAGTTCATCAATAATCTCATCAATCTCAAAGTCATTCACATCACCTAAACGTCTGTCCAAAAACGCATCCTTCACGTACTTCCTAAAGAATGGTTTATTCACATCACCCCCATACTCTTTGACCAAATCCCTGAGGACTTCTTTTTTGATATGTCTATCCTGATCTCTTGATCCTCTTGATCCTCTCCTTGATCCCCTATGCCGCACACCATCTCCGATGTTATCTCCTCTATCTCCTCTACCTCCTCTACCTCCTCTACCGATGTTAAGTTCGCGAAAACCCTCTATAGTGAAACCCTCAGTGTTTTGTGTTACGTCCTTACATTGACATGGGACATACATACATTCTTCACATTTGGTAGGGAGGATACCGCAATTGTACCCGGATTTTTCTGCATCGAAATTTGTCTCCTTGTTTATTTGAGAATAAACCACGAAGTCATTGTTACGCCATGAGTCGAGGTCGTGAGATGGTGTTGCTACGAGTGGGGGTATCTTGGTTTTGGGATTGGGTCCGCCCACTAGTTCCTGGTTTGGTGATACGTGATCTGGGCCGTACTCGAGCGACACGGCATCATTACAAAATCTATTTTGAGTTGTAGGAAAACCGACCTTGTTGAGGGTGGGGTATCGTGTAGAATTATACTCCCTCATAAATTCGTACAATTGATTGTTTGTTTCTGTACAGGTATTCACAGATTCATGTTGATTTGGATTTGAATGTGACCCCAGTTCAAACCTTTCAATTATTGGGCTTGCTGATACACCAGAATATACGCTCATAGTTACAACCATTACGATAATCAATGTACTGAAGGCGAGGACAGGTTTGTAGACCGCAATTGCGATGCATGCAATCAGCGCCAGTCGCATAACTGTGTTGAGTTTAGCTACCAGGCTATCTTCGGGACTCGGTAATAAATCATAAGAACGGAACAGTTGAGTTATATCATACATCCAAAACTTTTCATTTGAAACCATTTTGAAGATGTGATGATAATTGTCTTTACATCACAAATCGATCGACTATATATGATGTTTTACCAGAGGGTTTGATATACAAATCGTCAAGCATTTTATTAGCAAGCACATACTTGACCGTCCCATGTATTTCGTAAATCGAACTCATATTCACACGTGCTTGTTTTTCTACAAGCAACTGTTCAACTTTATCATTCAATGTACGTAATTTTGGGTGTTTCCCATGTTGTTCAGTTCGATCACCGCCAATAAATATGCGGATGACATCCTGGATGTCATTGAAGAACTCAAATGCAGGGAACTTTTGGTTATTGTTGAGATCAATAGGTGAAGAAGTATTGGTGATGGAGGGAGTGTTTATATAGTTGTTGGTCCCCTTCACTGTTGTTCCGGAGTCGTCGTTCCAAAGTATTGTTCTATTGGGTTTAATTGTAATGGGTTTCCAATACAAATTGCTACCTTTTACCTCTTCGTGCGACGTCATTACCTCTGCATTTCTGGTGCCGTAAAAATGCTTAAACGCGTATAAGGGAGACAACACTTCAGATACTCCAAAATCTGAAAGGTATACTACGATACCCATGTTTTTGACGTAATACGTCTTTCCCTCAATAATGTACTCAAAGTAACCACCGGCTTTGATCTCTTGAACCAATATGTTTGAGGGTTTTATATCACGATGCCATATGGCGTAGTATTTGTGTATGGCATACACAGCTATGAGAAGTTGATAAAGTACGCTAAGCTGTTCCTCACCCCAAATTTCAAACAGAGCAAGATCTTTCTTTGCCGATTCCATAAACGTTACGTAGCAAGATCCACTACTATATTGTTGTACATTCATAATTTTGCATCCATCGCACATGGCCATGTTGTAGATATACACAAAGTTAGGACATTTGTGGCTCAGAAGGAGTTGGTTAAC